TTAACGTTATTTTTCTGGACGAATTCGCGTTCGTTCCGAATCATATCGCTGACCAGTTCTTTAGTTCTGTTTATCCTACTATTTCATCTGGTAAATCTACCAAGGTAATTATCATCTCCACGCCTCATGGCATGAACATGTTCTACAAGTTGTGGCATGATGCGGAGAAAGGAAAGAACGAATATATTCCAACAGAGGTTCACTGGTCTGCAGTTCCTGGTAGAGATGCTGAATGGAAAGAGCAGACAATCAAGAACACATCAGAAGCACAGTTTAAGGTTGAGTTTGAGTGTGAGTTTTTAGGTTCGGTTGATACACTCATTAATCCAAGTAAACTTAGAACAATGCCATATGTGGACCCAATCAAACAATCAAAAGGATTGGCAGTATATGAGCATGTAGAGAAGGAACACAACTATATCATAACGGTTGACGTTGCGCGAGGAACATCCAATGACTATTCTGCGTTTATGGTTATGGATACAACTACCTTGCCCTACAAAGTTGTTGCACGCTATAGGAACAATGAAATTAAACCTATCGTATTCCCCAATATCATTGTTGATGTTGCAAAGAACTATAATAACGCTTATATCCTGTGCGAAGTAAATGATATTGGTGGACAGGTTGCAGATATTATTCAGTTTGATTTGGAGTACGAGAACCTTTTGATGGCAGCAATGCGAGGTCGTGCTGGCCAGCAACTCGGTCAAGGATTCTCTGGTAAGAAGACTCAGTTGGGTGTTAAGATGTCAACTGCTGTCAAGCAAGTCGGATGCTCTAACCTCAAAGCACTTATCGAAGAAGATAAGTTGATGATTCCAGACTACGATACGATTGCAGAACTAACTACATTTATTGTCAAGGGACAATCTTTTGCCGCAGAAGACGGATGTAATGATGACCTTGCAATGTGTCTCGTTATCTTTGGTTGGATGGCAATGCAACCATACTTCAAGGAGATGCATGATAATGATGTGCGTCAACGCATTTACGAAGACCAAAGAGAATCTATTGAACAAGATATGGCACCATTTGGATTTATGGATGACGGACTTGGTGATGAATATTTTGCAGATGCTCAGGGGGATGTTTGGCAGGTCGCGGAGTACGGAGATAAATCATACATGTGGGAGTGGAGATAAAGATTCAAAAATATAAATAATCCTAGACAACCGATGTTGGAATCACTAGGAGACTTTAAACATGGCAGCTAATCAATCCTCGCCAGGGGTCGTAATTCAGGAAAGAGACCTGACGACTATCAGCACACTCTCTACCGCAAATGTTGGCGTTCTTGCAGCACCCTTTGAACTTGGTCCTGTAGAAGAAATTATCAACATTTCTACTGAGAGAGAACTCGTTGAGCGTTTTGGCAAACCCAACGACTATAACTATGAATATTGGTACACCGCATCTCAGTTTCTGAGCTATGGTGGTGTTCTTAAGACTGTCCGTGTTGACTCTACTGCACTCAAAAATGCTGTCAACACTGGTTCTGCAGTAAAGATTAAAAATCTTCAAGATTACGAAACTACTTACGAGACTGCAAATAACACTTGGGATTGGGCAGCACGTACTCCTGGTGCTCTTGGAAATTCAATCGGTATCTTTGTAACTGACGCTGGCGCTGACCAAATTCTGGTAATTCCTGCTCCTGGTTCTGGTAACGAATTTGAGTTTGTTGCTGATGAGGCTGTTACTTATGCAACTTCGGGTGCATCTGGTAAAGTCTTCAAGTACAGCATTGTTCTGAGTGTTGAGAGTGTTGTTGGTGATTTCACACCTGGCACTTCGACAACTATTAGCATCTCTGGTTCTAACGAAACCGTTAATGTTCTTTCTTGGGACCCCGCTAACAAGAAACTGGAAATCGGTCTTCCTGGTGGTGGTGTTACTGGTATCATCGCGGATGCTCAGACTGTAACTCAAGGAACTAGCACTTGTGATATTGCTGCTAGTGGTATTGAGCGTCGTCTGTATGTTGCATTAGACAAGAGCAGTGTTGAGTTTGCAGCAACTGATGTTATTGCAGACACCAATGCTAACAGCGCAACAATCACATCGGTTCGCGGTGAGTATGCTGAGCGTGAATATCTTCCTGGAGCAAAATGGATTAACGTTGCTCCTCGTCCTGCTACTTCTCAGTATGCAAGCAATGCAGGTGGTCATCGTGACGAACTTCATGTTCTTGTCGTTGACGTTGACGGCAAAATCACTGGCACGACTGGTGCAGTTCTTGAGCGTTTCGTTGGTCTGTCTAAGGCATCTGATGCTAAGACCTCTGTTGGTGAAGTAAACTACTACGTTGAAGTAATCAAGCAACGCTCCAACTACATCTTCTGGGGTGGTCATGAAAGTGGAGTTTTCTCGGCAACTGCAACTGCTTCTGATGGTAACTGGGGACAAACTGCTAACGCACGTCAGTTCAACCTTCTGCGCTCTGCTGATGGTAGTGTTGATTATCCCGCAGGTCGCACAACTCTTGGTTCTAAGAACAATGCTACCTTCTACTATCGTCTCACTTCTGGTGTTGATTACGCTTTTGTTGCCAATGGAGCATACACTGTAACCAATTCGGATCTTAGCACTGCATATGAACTTCTGGAAGACCCCGAGTCCCAGACCATTGACTTCATTCTGTGCGGTCCTTCTGGTGCCGATGATTCTGCTGCAATCGCTAAAGTAACCTCCTTGGTTAATATTGCAGAAGAGCGTCGTGATTGCCTTGTATTCGTTTCTCCTCGCCGTGGAAATATTATTGGTGTTAGCAACACCACCACAATCACTGACAATTTGGTAGCATTCTTCGACCAACTGCCATCGTCTTCGTACATGGTATTTGATTCGGGTTATAAGTACATCTACGATAAGTACAATGACGTTTATCGTTATGTACCTTGTAACGGTGACGTTGCTGGTCTGTGCTTACAAACCACTGAGGTTTCGGAACCCTGGTATTCTCCCGCAGGTTTTGCTCGCGGCGTCTTAAGAAATGCCATCAAACTGGCATTCTCCCCCAATAAGACTCAACGCGATCGTCTGTATGCTGCTCGCATCAACCCAATCGTATCGTTCCCTGGTCAGGGCGTAGTTCTCTTTGGTGATAAGACTGCTCTTGGATTTGCTTCTGCATTCGACAGAATCAACGTTCGTCGTCTGTTCCTTACCATTGAGCGTGTAATTGGTGGTGCTGCTAAAGCACAACTGTTTGAGCAAAACGATGAAACTCAACGTTCCCTGTTCCTCAACATCGTTGAACCTTACATGCGCGATGTCCAAGGTCGTCGTGGTGTAACCGATTTCCTCGTCAAGTGTGACAGCGAGAACAATCCTCCTGAAGCAGTTGACCGTGGTGAGTTCTACGCAGAAATCTACGTCAAACCCACCCGCACAATTAACTACATCACTCTGACATTTACCGCAACCAGAACTGGTGTTGCATTCGCTGAAGTTGCTTCCTGATAACAACTAACATAATCAAGAGACCCTACGGGGTCTCTTTTTTTGTCTGAAAATATTGTTTGTACTAAATATTAACGACGGAGACATTTTAAACCAATGGCAAAAAGAGGAACTATTGACGACTTTAAGGCAAATGTAACTGCCGATTTTGCGCGTCCCAATTTATTCCAAGTAGATTTAAACTTCCCCTCTGGAATTATCAATAATGCAAGTCTGATTGAACTTGGTAAGTTTACTGTTCGTGCAGCGAATCTCCCATCTTCTCAGATTGGTGTTATTGAGGTTCCTTTTAGAGGTCGTGTCTTAAAGATTGCAGGAGACAGAACATTTGAACCTTGGACGGTTACTATTCAAAACGATAGTAGATTTGCTTTGAGAAGTGCATTTGAACTCTGGGCATCTAGCATTCAAGCATATAACGAGAACTTTACTCAGGCAGGTGGTCTTGGTGATAATGACGATGCTACTGGTTACTTCGCTGATATGACTGTTCATCAGTTAGCACGCGACGTTAAAGATGGTGATTCCCCCAAAATTCTCAAGTCCTACAAGTTCTACAACGTCTTCCCCAGCAACATTGCTGCTATTGATTTGGATTATGGCAACAATGATGCTATTGAAGAGTTCACTGTAGAACTGCAAACTCAGTACTGGACTCCAATTGATGCTACTGTCGATGCTTGATAAATAGACCAGGACCAATAAGCATATAACATAATGTCGAATCAGCTCTTCGGTTTTTCACTTGAAAGAGCAAAGAAGGTCCCTAAGGGGCCTTCTTTTGTTCAAAAAGATAATATGGATGGTTCGCAACCGATTGTCGGTGGCGGATACTACGGATATTCTGTCGATTTTGACGGAACTGTTCGTAATGAATATGAACTCATTTCTCGATATCGAGAGATGGTAATGCAACCAGAATGCGATAGTGCTGTTGACGATATTGTCAATGAAACTATTTGTGGAAACTTTGATGATGTTCCAGTTGAAGTGGAACTATCTAATTTAAAAGCATCGGATAAAATCAAAAAACTTATTCGTGAAGAATTTCATGAAGTTTTGAGACTTCTCGATTTTGATAATCGTTCATATGAAATTTTCCGTAGATGGTATGTTGATGGAAGATTATTCTACCACAAAGTAATCGACCCCCAAAATCCCAGGGGTGGTCTTACAGAACTTCGTTATATTGACCCCCGTAAGATTCGCAAGGTCACTGAGTATGAACAAAAACGTCCAGAGCAACTGCGAGGCGTTGATATCAATACTCAACTTACACAAAAAGCATCAGAGTATTTCCTTTACAACCCCAAGGGTTTAAAGAACTCTACAAATCAAGGTATTAAAATTACTTCGGATTCTATCACATATTGTCATTCGGGTATTCAAGACCTAAACAAAAACATGACTCTTTCTCACCTGCATAAGGCGATTAAGGCAGTCAACCAACTGAGAATGATTGAAGATTCTCTGGTCATCTATCGTTTGAGTAGAGCACCCGAGCGTCGTATCTTCTACATCGACGTTGGCAATCTCCCCAAGAACAAAGCGGAACAATATCTCCGTGAAGTTATGGGTCGTTATCGTAATAAACTGGTATACGATGCGAACACTGGTGAGATTAAGGACGACAAGAAGTTCATGTCTATGCTGGAAGACTTCTGGCTCCCTCGTCGTGAAGGCGGTAGAGGTACAGAAATCTCCACACTTCCTGGTGGTCAGAACCTTGGAGAACTGGAAGACGTTAAGTATTTCCAGAAGAAACTCTACAAAGCACTCAACGTTCCTTCCTCTCGTTTAGAAACAGAAACGACTTTCAATATTGGTCGTGCTGCTGAAATCACTCGTGACGAAGTTAAATTCCAGAAATTTATTGCACGTCTCCGCAAGCGTTTCTCCGAATTATTCACAGATTTACTTAAGACTCAACTCATCCTCAAGGGTATTATGACCCTTGAAGAATGGGAAGATATGAAAGAACATATCCAGTTCGACTTCATTGCAGATAACTATTTCACAGAACTCAAAGAAATTGAGATTCGTAATGAAAGAATGAACCAGGTTAATACCATGGACCCATATGTCGGCAAGTATTTCTCTGTTGAATATATGCGTCGTCAAGTTCTTAAACAGACGGAAACTGAAATCAAGGAGATTGATGAACAAATTGAAGCTGAAATGGAATCTGGTATTATTGCTGATCCTGCAGCGGAAATGGATCCCGCTATGGCTGCTGGCGATGAAGGTGCCCCAGCAGCAGAAGTAGCATCAAATCAACCAGAGTCCGCAGTTGAACCTGCAGATGCCCGCAGGGGAGAATTCTAAATAAACTAAATATTACTATAGTGGGAATGTTATTATGCCTAGCGAAATTGCACAACAAATTGTCCAACAAATTTTTTCTGACGACAAAGCAGCAGCATTAGACTCAGTTAATGATGCCATAAGTGCTGCGGCATTCGATGTTGTTCAGCAGAGAAAACTTGAATTTGCGAAAGCAATGGGATTTGATTTGGGTGATACTGGTCAAGATGCTGCGGATGAACTTGCAGACACTTTATCTGATACTGGTAATGCTGAAGACGTTGAAGTTGATGAACGTCAACCTCACGAACCTCCTACTGACGAGTTACCTCAAGAAGAAACTACCGATGAAGACAATGAAACTGATAGCTGAAGAAATTACTCAGGTCGAATTTATCGCTGAGGAAACGGAAGGCAAGAAGAATTACTTCATTGAAGGAATCTTCCTGCAGGCGGAACTTCAAAACCGCAATGGTCGCATGTACAAGTTGCCAACTTTACAGCGCGAAGTTGCTAAATACGATGAGAACTACATTCAAAAAGGGCGTGCCCTTGGCGAATTAGGTCATCCTGATGGTCCTTCCATCAACCTTGACCGAGTTTCTCATAAGATTACCTCTCTCAAAGAAGACGGAAACAACTTCATTGGTAGAGCAAAAATCTTAGATACCCCCATGGGCAACATTGCTAAGAACCTCCTTGATGAGGGCGTCAAACTTGGCGTATCTTCCAGAGGTATGGGTTCTTTAGTTAAAAGAGAAGGATGCAACGTTGTTGCTGATGACTTCATGCTTGCCACTGCTGCTGATATTGTAGCAGACCCTTCTGCTCCCGATGCATTTGTTGACGGTATTATGGAAGGAAAAGAATGGGTTTGGGACAATGGAATTTTGAAAGAAGCACATATTGCTGCTATCAAGAATGAGATTGACCAAGCAACTCTTATTAACTTGCAAGAGCGTAAAATTTCCGCGTTTTCCAAGTTTTTAAAGAGTTTGTGATTTATAAATAAATACAGACAACGCTAATGCATAACGGAGTTACAAATGGCTGAGACCCAACAGGAGTTAGATAACATGGAGCAAGTGTCCGAAGGCTCGAACGCAGTTACTAAGAACGCAAAACCTGCAGAGAAATCCGACCTCAAGGATGAATCGCAGAAAGTTCTTACTGTCACCTCGGATTCTGAAGAAGGTGCGAAAGGAACTAAGAACGCTGGTGCTTCTGCTGCAGCTGCAGTAAAGCATGAAGGTGACAAGTCCCTGAAGACCAAACCAAGTGACGCATCCGCAAAAATGGAGGAAACGGAAGATGGCGAAGAGGAAGTTCTCGCTGAAACCGAGTACGACTTTACTGAGGATGTTGACGCTCTTGTCGCTGGTGAAGAACTCAGCGAAGAGTTCCGTGCAAAAGCAGCAACAATCTTTGAAGCAGCAGTAACCGCTAAGGTTAATGCTGAGGTTGCAGCGTTGCAAGAGGCATTTGAATCTACCTTGACTGAAGAAGTCGAAAAGATTCAAACAGAATTGGCCGAGAAGGTTGATGACTATCTCACTTATGCCGCTGAGCAGTGGATGAAGGAAAATGCCCTTCAGATCGAGCATGGCATTAAGACCGAGATGGCAGAGTCATTCTTCAACGGTCTAAAAGGTCTCTTCTTAGAGCACAACTTTACTGTGCCTGAGGAGAAATTCAACCTGCTTGATGGCATGGTTGAAGAAATTGATGAAATGGAAGCTAAACTCAACGAGCAAATCGACGCTAATATTGCTTTGAATAAGCGCATTGGCGAGTTTGTAAAAATGGAAATCGTGAACGAATGTGCCACAGGTCTCGCAGAGACACAAAAAGAGAAGCTCGCTTCTCTGGCAGAGGGTGTTGAGTTTGAAACTGAAGCAGATTTTCGTAAGAAGATCGAAACGATTAAGGAATCCTACTTCACTAGAAAGGCTGAAGCAACCCATGTTGCTGAACCCACCGAAGAAGTTTCGGAACCCCTTGTCGAAGAAACAGCTAGCGGTTCGATGTCGAAGTACGTCGATGCTCTTGCTCGCTGGTCCAAATAATTGTAAACCCTAACTACTTACTTTCGGAGAAAAAAATGTCTTTAAAGAACCTCCAGGAGAAGTGGGCACCCGTTCTGAATCACGAATCTTGCCCTGAGATTGCCGATTCCCATAAGCGCGGTGTCGTTGCTCAACTCCTCGAAAACCAAGAGCGTGCGCTGACCGAAGAGGCAACCATGCTCAACGAAACACTCGCAACTGCTGGTACAGGCGGTTTCGGTGCTGGTGCTACAGCAACTGGTCCTAACGCAGGTTTCGACCCCGTTCTGATTAGCCTCATCCGCCGTTCGATGCCTCAGCTGATTGCTTATGACATCGCTGGCGTTCAGCCCATGACTGGTCCTACTGGACTGATCTTCGCAATGCGTACTCAGTACGGTTCTGAGCGTAGCCCCGCTTCTGCCGATTACAGAGAGGCAATGTTCAACGAGCCTAACGCTGGTTTCTCTGGCGGTCCTGGCACAGGTCTGAGCAACTACGATCCTACCGCTTCTGGCGCAACCAACGATGCTGAAGGCAGCAATCCTGGTCTCCTCAACGATAGCCCCCAAGGCACCTATGAGCTGACTGGTGATGCTCAAGGCATGAACACAACCACCGCTGAA